GAACCTGAGGAACCAGATGATCTTGAAACTGGCATGTTGTTGGCAACGCTAACTTATGCTCCATATGGATTTGATCCTGATGAAGATGTAGAGATTGAAAGATCTGATAATAAGCGTTTCACCATGCGTGACATTGGTGGACTTGAAAAACGTATTGATCAGATTGAGTATTACACATCTCTCAATATGCTGGAGTCTGACACTATCTCCACTGAGATTTTAGATGGTGATGGTAATAATAGATTGAAAAATGGTTTTATTGTTGATGACTTTACTGATCATGGCAAGTCTGATACTGAAAACGAAGACTTTAATGCTTCTTTAGATTTTGAGGAAGGTATCTGTCGTGCGTCACACTATACTAATAATGTTCCTCTGGAAATTAATGATACTCTGACTACGAATATTGATTATCTTGTTCCTGTTGCTGATGATGCTGATGATGCTGATCAGGATGAAAAACCTTTGGCACTCCTGCCATATACAGAAGATCTTCTGATTCAGCAACCCTATGCATCTAGAGTTGAAAACGTCAATCCATTCAACGTCTTTGCATTTATTGGTAATATTGTTTTGCTTCCTGCAGCAGATGACTGGGTAGATACCAGGCGTTTACCAACTAGAGTTACTAGAATTGAAGGTAACTTCCAAGCAACCAGAAGAAGACTGAGAGTTAATAGACGAGGATTTGCACCTATTCAATGGCGTTCCTGGAGAACTACATGGAGAGGTAATAGAGTTGTCTCTAGAAGAACCTTCCGTTCTGGTCGTCGTTCTAGTTGGGGTAGAGGTCGCGCTGTTGATCAGGTAACGAGAATCAGGACAACTCGTCGTCAACGCAGAACTGGTATTAGAACCAGAGTTGTTCCAAGGATTGATCGTCGGAGTCTTGGTGATAGCGTGGTGTCACAGACATCAATTAATTGGATGAGATCTAGAAACATTAGAATTACTGCTTCTAGAATGAAACCAAATACTAAGTTCTATATTTTCTTTGACAAAAAGAAAATTACTAAGTATGTAACTCCTAAGATCATTGAAGTTATTAAGAATCCTTCTACAGATTCTAGAACTAATGATATTCCATTCCAACCTGGTGAAACAATTCGAGGTGCTAAAAGTAATTGTCGTTTCCAGTGTTTGAGACCTCATAACTGGTATAAGTCTCACTATAATGGCGTTGCATATAGTCCTTATGATGATACTGAACTGGGAGCATCTTATTCTGCAAATACACCCATTGTTAACCATAACGTTGCGGCTCTTGCAAGACGCAATAAGAGGAACGCTAGATATCGTGGTAATATGCAGGTCGGAGAAGTTCTGATCGGTATGACTTCTGGCGCACGAGCAGTTGTGCAACGTCGTAGACATATGACTGACCGAAATGGTTGGTACAGAGGCAACTTCTTTATTCCACCTCCAATTAAGAATGTCAATCCACGTTGGAGAACTGGTACTAGAACTCTGAGAATGACTTCTCAGTCTGATGATACTAGGATCCCAGGAGCAGTTGCATCTGCTGGTGAAGTTGAATTCACCTCATCTGGAACTCTGCGTAGGATTCGTAGAAACGTCGTCGCAATCAGAAATGCTGATGTTGTTAGAGATACAGTTACTCAACGTAGAACAGTTCGTTCTACAAGAACTGAAAGAAGACAGGTTGGTTGGTGGGACCCTCTCGCACAATCCTTCTTGATTGATCTTAAGGGTGGTTGTTTTGTTACTAGTGTTGATATTTTCTTCTTCAAGAAAGATAATAGTATCCCTATCAACATGCAGATCAGAACTATGGAGAATGGTTATCCAACTACAACTATTCTTCCTTTTGCTGACGTAACAGTTAATCCTAATGATGTAAATCTTTCTGATACTGGTGCTGTTGCAACTAGATTTACATTCCCTGCTCCTGTTTATATTCCTCAGTCTCAAGAACACTGCTTCTGTTTGTTCGCAGACTCGAATGAATATCAAGTATGGATCTCTAGAATGGGTGAATCAACTATTGAAGGTGATAGAACAATCTCTGAACAACCTTATGCTGGTGTTCTGTTTAAATCACAGAACGCATCTACCTGGACTGCTGACCAATATGAAGATCTCAAGTTCAATCTTTATAGAGCAAAGTTTGATCCATCGGTTACTGGTACATTGATCTTGAATAATAGTGATCTTGATATTGGTAATGATGGTATCGTTGATCTTGAACAGGATTCTATTGAGACTTTATCTCCTAAGTTGGATCTGACGATGAATTCCAATTCATTGCCATTTACTTTAGGTGCTAGAATCTATCAAAAGACTTCTAATGCTGAAGCAACTATTGATAAGATCACAACAGGTACAAATCTGGTTCTGAAGGTTAAAGATATTACTGGTGTGTTTGATACCACTAATACTATTGTATCTTCTGCAACTACTGCAACAATTACTCTTTCTGGCGCTCCCTCTGGTGGTACTGGTGGATTTACTATTCCCGCAGGATCTAGTCCTGGAGAAACAATTACTGGTGCGTCTAGTGATGGATCTCCTACAGCAGAAGTTGTTACTTGGAATAGTTCAAATAATACTCTAACAGTACGTTATGTGTCGGGAACATTTAGTGATGGTACTACCATTACTGGTGGAACTTCTGGTACAAGTGGAACTCTTGCATCCTCCACTTCATTTGTTCCCGCTGGTGACAGAGTTGAGTCTAGTGCAATTCAAGCAGCAACTGTTTCTGTAACTCCTACTATTGCAGCATCTCAGAAGAGAATTCGTGTATATCATAGTAACCATTGTATGCATGATGTTGATAACAATGTCGTCATCGATGGTGTAATCTCTGAAGTCAGTAATACATATCTGACTGCATCGATCTCTGCATCTGATACTTCTCTGGTTGTAAACGATGCATTAGCGTTCCACAAAATTATTAATGGTCTTGCAATTAGTAATACTAATACAGGATTCATCAAAATTGAAGATGAGATCATGTCTTATGAAGCAATCAGTAGCGATGGTAAGACTATTACAGTAACTCAAAGGGGACTGGATGGAACTACTGCTGCCGCTCACGCAAGTGAAGCAGTGGTTGAATGTTATAACCTTGATGGTGTTCCTCTGACAACCATCAACAAAACACATACCTCTGTCTTGAGTCCTACTTTGGATACTTATGAACTTCTGACTAATTATGTTGCAAGTAATGGTATCTTGGGTGGTGGTGCAGATATTACAGCATCTCAGAACGTTCAGTTTGAGATTATCACTCCTGCTATCCAGACTATGTTACTGCCTAAGACAAAGATTACGGCAAGAGCAAATACAGTTTCTGGTACATCCATCAATGATGGTGTAACTATGAATCAGAATTCGTTCGTCAACGATGGAACGTTTGTTGATATTGATCTTTCAGAAGATAATTATTTCAACAGACCTCAGATGATCTGTTCTGATGTTAATGAAGATGGTGAACTCGCAGGTGCTAAATCATTCCGATTAGATCTGACTTTGACCACAAAGACTGATAACTTGTCTCCTGTAGTTGATACTGATAGATTCTCAATGTCAACTACAAGTAACCGAATCAATGTTCCAGCATCTAGTGATAGTGCATTATTAGCAGTTGGTGATCAGCATGAAGGATGCTATATCACTAAGGTTGCTACTTTGACTAATCCTTCTGGTGCTATTAAGGTATACTTTACGGGTTATCGTCCTGTTGACACTGATATTAGAGTGCTATATAGAGTATTACCAGTTGGTTCTACAGATCCTATCGAAACGTTCGGATACACTTATTTCCCCGAACCCGATAACAAACCAGGAACCAGTGACATTGAAGAATATGCTGATTATGAATATGAGATTAGTGGTTTGAATTTCACACAATATCAGATCAAAGTAATCTTTACTTCACCTAATCAAGCATACTCTCCAGTCATCAAAGACATTCGTTGTATTGCATTAGCAGTCTAATTATGAGTGAAAAGTGGATAGTCGATGAAAATCATGATTGGTCCCGAGATTCTAAATCGGGATCAATCGAACTTACTTCTGATACTGAATATGAAAAGTATATGCGTTCTTATAGAGAATCGCAGAAAAAGAAGGAAGAATTCAAGACTTTACAAAACGATGTTTCTGGGTTAAAATCTGAGATGAGTGATATCAAATCACTCTTACTAACGTTAGTCCAAAATCAAGAAAAAACATCATGACAGTTGAAAAGGTATCGCAAGAGGAAATGCTCTCCAATTTCCAAACGCGAATTAAGACTCTTTCTGAAGAGAATCAGACTTATGTAGCAAAGGTTAGGGAGAACGAACAAACTATCCTTAAGTTACAAGGTGCTATTGAGACCCTCCAATACTATATTAATGGTGGTGAGGAGGAAACCGCTTCCCATCCTCCTGACGAAGAAACTCAAGAATGATAAGTGGGGGCATTAGTCCCCCTTTTTAATGACATAAATAACTTGGAAGCATTATCTCCTATCGGGTTGTCGTAAAAAAATGGCAAATAGAATTCAATTAAGACGTGGTGGCAGCGCAGAGTGGACCAACTCTAACCCCGTACTTGCTCAGGGCGAAATCGGTCTGGAACTTAACACTGGTCGTTTCAAAATCGGTGATGGTGTTTCCAACTGGAGTAATCTGAGATATTCCAGACCTGTCGAATCTACCACTGCAACTGCAAACTCACTGGTTCAGCGTGACGCTGATGGTAATTTTGCTGCTGGTACAATTACTGCAAACCTGATTGGTAATGCTTCCACCGCTCAGAGAATTGCTACCACCCGTCAAATTCAATTATCTGGTGATCTTGTCGCTACTGGAACTTTTGATGGTAGTTCCAACCTGAATCTCAACTCTACACTAGAGATTCTGAATACCTTACCTCACTATGATGCAGGTAATGCTAATGCTACTGGTACATATACTAAAGTTACAGTAGACTCTAAAGGTAGAGTTGTTAATGCAACTACACCATCAACTCTTGCAGATTATAACCTTAATGGTACTGTAGAAGGTTCTTCTGCTCAACCATATGACCTTGATTTGGTTGCAATTGCTGGACATACTGGTACTGGTTTGTATGCCAAGACATCTACTGGTAATGTAGCAACTAGAACTATTCAAGGTACTTCTACTAGAATTCAAATTAATAATGGTTCTGGTGTTGCTGGTGATCCTACTATTGATATGATCACGACTGCTGTTCAGGCAGGTAACTATAATACTGAATCACTAACATCAGTATCTGCTGCAGGCAGTAACAGCGAACCATATGGCACTGAAACTGTAAACGCTACGAAATTTACAGTTGATGCTTATGGTAGATTAACCAGTGCAACAAATGTACCTATTGCTACTGCTACTGAGGGTAGTAAGTATGCTAACTATGATGCAGGGACTGCTTATGTCAGATATGACATCATCCAAAATGCATCAAAGGTTTACCAAGCACTTACATCAATTAATGCTGGTGCTGGTGCTCCTACTCATTCCAGTGGCGATACTGGAGGTTGGCGCTACCTCGCGGCTGAAGCAACGGAACAGAAGGGACTGGCTAGTTTTGCACAGGAAGATTTCGACGTTGACTCAAACGGGCACGTTACCATCGCCGCCGCAGGCGTAGACAATACACAACTTCAGAATAATAAACTGATTTTTACTGATGGTAATGCAGTAGAAAACTTTGAACTTGATAATGAACTTACAACCTCTACAGCAAATACTGGTTTCAATCGCCTCAACTTTATCAAGATTAATGATACAAGTGGCAACTTATTGTTTGGCGCTAATAATACAGGGGATAGTGGCGCTGGTGAGATTGATGTCAACGTCCGTTCCTATTTTTCTGATCCTGATATTACTCTTGATGGAGCAACTGCTCAGACATTGGATAAGACTGGGGATGGTAACCTTACCTTCCAGTTAACTCAAGATTCTTCATCTGCTAGAAACCTCAGCATCCTTTCTACAAATGCTGGATCTGGTACAAGCACAGTTACAATCACCGCAGAAGATGTTGTTGACATCGATGCCTCTGCTGCAACTGGTAAGGTTCATGTAGAAAACGCAAGATTCCAATCTAATTACATCGCCACAACTGATGCGACGATGAATCTTGACCCTGGCGATGATCGTGCTGTAACTGGTCTGGTTCGTGTTTGGGGTGACCTCCAAGTTGATGGTGTAACGACAACTGTCAACTCAACAACCATGACAGTAGATGATGTTGTCCTTACTCTTGGTGGCGATACCGCTCCTTCATCTGATGACAACCTCGATCGTGGTGTTGAGTTCCGTTATTATGACACTCAAGCACGCTTAGGTTTCTATGGTTGGGACACTAACTATACTGATCTGGCTGGTCACGAAGGTGGTTATACTTTCCTTCATGCTGCTGCAAATTCTTCCGAAACTTTTTCTGGTACTGCTTCTGGTATTACTGCTGGTAACCTTAAGTTAACAAGTAATACCAACTCTACTTCTAATACAACTGGTGACCTTGTAGTTGCTGGTGGTGTTGGTATTACTCAAGATGTGAATATCGGCGGTCTGCTGGATGTTGATGGCACTCTGCGTGTAACTAATACTTCTCGCTTTGATAACAACATCGTTCTGCAAGGTGCATCCAAGACTCTGCAACTGAATAATGGTTCTGGAACTACGAAGATTGAGTTCCAATCCACAACTGGTAATGCAAGCATTGGTGGTGTAACTGATGTAACTGGTAACTTTAACGTCAACACTAACAAGTTCAACGTTGTTGCTTCTTCTGGTAATACAACTATTGCTGGCACTCTGGGTGTTACTGGTGATACAACTCTGACTGGTGCTTTGGATGCAAACAGCACAGTTAATATTGCTGGATTTACTCGTCTTGAAGACACTAATGAACCTAGTATTGCCTTAAATGGTGGCACTGGTTTATATGAAATTCAATCCAGTGATTATGGTGCATTCCGATTTGATGGTGGTGGATATGTTGAAGGCGACACTATGTTCAATAGTGACCTTTACATCAATGGTTTTATCAGACAGAAAGAAGACGTAACGGCAACTTTCAACACGCAAAACTACTTGCAGGTTCGTTATAAGTTCCGTACTGGTACATCTGCTGCATATACTCCTTCATACGCACAAGACAATACATCAAACCTGAGAGTTTATGGTGGTGCTGGTATTGCAACTGATCTTCATATTGGTGATGATCTGTATATCGGTAAGTTGAATAGTGGCGACAATGTTGAGTTCCAAGTTCTTGGTGAGTCTGGTAATACAACTATCGGTCGTTCTGGAGCAGGTACTTCATCTGTTGGTACTTTAACCGTTTATGGTGATACTCTCTTAGATAGAGATCTGACAGTCAATGGTGATATTACTCTTGGTAATGCAAGTAGTGATGTTCTGACAATCAATTCTGATACTACATTCAACGATGATGTAAAAATCAATGGTGACAACCTAACGTTCACTATCGAAGCACAGAATGGTACTGATGCATTTGTTGTTGATTCTGACAACGGCAATACAACTATTGCTGGTACGTTAGATGTAGATGATGCAACAACAATTACAAACACTCTGAATGTCACTAATGGTGTTGACTTTGATCAAACTCTCAACGTTGATGGTGCAGTTGATTTCAACAGCACTCTGGTTGTAGATGGTCAAACTACTATTAATGATTCTCTTATCATCAACGCTGCAAATGAACTCTTCTCCGTAAGAAATGGTTCTAGTGTTGCTAAGTTCCAAGTTGATACAGACAACGGCAATACTGACATTCAAGGCACTCTGAACGTTGAGGGTGCTACAGAGATCGATGACACACTGAGCGTGACTAATGTTGCTACTTTCAGTGATGCTACTGATCAAACTCTTACTGGATCATACTCTGCTGATGGTGCTATTCGCCTCACTGGTGGTATGGGTATCGCCAAGAACTTGGCAGTTGGTACTAATGCAAGAATCTATGGCACTACAGAACTGACTGGTGCTCTTGATCTGAACAACAACGCTGATATTTCTGGAACGCTTACTCAGGGTGGTGTTGCTACATTCCATAGCAATGTTAATGTTACTGCAGGTAGTGGTGGTGCCACTAAGTTTGCTGTAGCGTCTGCTTCTGGTAACACAGATATTCGTGGCACTTTAGATATCGGTGGTGATGTAACTGCTGAATCTAATCTCACTATCACAGGTAATCTTGTAGTCAATGGCACAACCACTACTGTTAATTCTACGACAACAACTCTCGATGACCCTGTTATTACTCTGGGTGGCGACACAGCACCAGCGTCTAACGATGGTAAGGATCGTGGTGTTGAGTTCCGTTATTACGACGGCTCTGCGAAAATTGGTTTCTTCGGATTCGACAGATCAACATCCGAATTCGCATTCCTGACAAGTGCAACCAACTCTTCTGAAGTTATTACTGGCACAGATGGCGATCTTCGTGTTGGTTCTGTTCATATTACTGGGTCTGGCACATCTCTTGATGTTGATGCCAATGCCAACATTGATGGCACCTTAGTAGTTGATGGTCAACTTACATCTAATGTTTCTACTGGAACTGCACCATTTGTTGTTGCTTCTACCACTAAAGTCACTAACTTGAATGCTGACTTGCTGGATGACATGACAACTGCTTCTGCAGCAACTGCAACTACTATTGTTGCTCGTGATGGTTCTGGTGACTTTGCTGCTAACGTCATTACGATGGCAACAGCAACAATCTCTGGAGCAGCGACCATTGGCACAACTCTGGGTGTAACAGGTGCAACAACTCTGAGTTCTACACTTGGAGTTACTGGTGCAACAACCTTGAGCAGCACTCTGGGTGTCACTGGTGATGTAACCGCAGGTGCAGATCTAGATGTAACTACTAACGCAACTATCGGTGGCACTCTGGGTGTTACAGGTGCTACAACTCTCTCTAGCACTCTTGGAGTTACTGGTGCTACAACTCTGTCCAGCACCCTGGCGGTAACTGGAACTTCTACATTCACTGGTGCAATTACAGCAAATGGTGGCGTTGCAGGTAATGTCACTGGTAACTTGACTGGTAATGTCACTGGTAATCTGGTTGCAGCATCTACTGAAACAAAAGAACTGGTTCCTGATGCAGACAGCACTCATGATCTTGGTGTTACTGCGGCACGTTGGGCAAACATTTATGTTGATGCTGCTACGATTACCAACAACGCTTCTGTTGGTGGAAACCTTGCGATAACTGGAACTTCTGCATTTACTGGTGCTGTAACTTTATCCAGCACTCTCGCAGTAACTGGTACTTCTACATTCACTGGTGCTATCACGGCAAATGGTGGTGTTGTAGGAGACCTTACTGGTGATGTAACGGGTGATGTCACAGGTAACTTGACTGGTAACGTTACAGGTAATGTTGATGGTATCGTTGGTGGTAATACTCCAGCGGCAGTAACTGGCACTACGATCACAGCGAACACTGGATTTGTTGGAAATGTTACGGGTAACTTGACTGGTAATGTAACTGGTAACCTGATTGCAAACTCAACTGCTCTGAACATTCTGCCTGCTGCAGATAGCACTCATACCTTGGGTAGCACTACAGTCAGATGGTTGAATGCTTACCTTGACAACCTCGATGCAGCAGGTAACGCTGCTGTTGGAGGTAATCTGAATGTCACTACTAATGCTTCGGTTGGTGGTACTCTGAGTGTTACTGGTGAAGCAACATTTACAACTCACGTCAATCTTGGTGATGATGATCAAATTAGATTGGGTGCAACACCTGATCTTAAGATCTACCACGATTCTAGCAATACGCTGAATATTATTGAAGGTACAACAGGTGATGTGGAAATTAGATCTAGCACTAATGTTAAGATCAAGCATCAGAGCAGTGGTGATGATTATGCAGTCTTCAATGAAGATGGTTCTGTAGAACTGATGCATGATGGTTCCAAGAAATTTGAGACAAGTGCGACAGGCGCGACTATCACTGGTGTCTTGGTTGCAACTTCTCTGACTGGTAATGTTACAGGTAACGTAACTGGTAACGTCACGGGTAACTTGACTGGTGATGTAACTGGTAATCTTACAGGTGATGTTACAGGTGACCTGACTGGTAACGTTACAGGCAATGCAACTACAGTCAGTACCTCAGCTTCTGGAAACGATGATGAAGTCTTTATTGCAACAGTAACGAATGGATCTGGTACTAACACGCTTCGCACCAAGTCCACTTGCAAGTTTGACAGAGCAACTGGCGAGATTATTAGTAGTCTCCGAGGCAGTGTCACTGGCAATGTAACAGCATCGAGTGGAACTAGTACCTTTGACAACTTAACTGTTAATGGCACATTGACAGGAACCTTGACAGGTAACGCAAGTTCTGCAACACAGGTTGCAACTGAACATACTGACCTAAATGCTGAGCATTATCCAACATTCGTTGATAGCAATAATAATTCTGCTACGAATGAATCGTTGAGAACTGATGGTGGTATCTCTTATAACCCAGGCACCAATACTCTGACTGCCACCAATATTACTGGTACACTTACTGGTAATGTCACTGGTAATGTCACTGGTAACGTCGATGGCAACGTTTCTGGTGAAGTTACATTGGAAGGTGCTGCACCTGCCAGTGCAACTGCAACTGGAACCGCAGGTGATATTCGTTATGATGCAAACTATATCTACATCTGTGTTGCTACTGACACCTGGAAGAGAGCAGCAATTTCTACCTGGAGTTAATTAACAAATGTCCGCTACTAGACCCGCTACTAAAACAGAACTAAGAGATTACGCTCTTCGTCGTTTGGGTTATCCAACGATTGATATCAACGTTGCTTCAGCGCAACTGGATGATCTGATTGAAGAGGCAATCGATTACTATCAAGAGTATCATTACAACGGCAGTTACAAAGCATTTATCAAAATCGAAGTAACTGAAGCAATCAAAACTGCTGCTCAAACAGGATCCGCTATTTCTGGAACTGATTGGACAGAGGGTAATGAATATGTCTCTCTTCCGCCTGGAGTTCTGGCAGTCAATCATGTGTATAGCATGATTGGTGCTTCTAGTGTGACACCTGGTAACATCTTCAATATCAAATATCAGATTTTCTTGAATGACATCTATGCAATGACGCATGGACATATTCTTCATTACTTCATGACATCTCAATACCTTGAGACTCTTGACTTTGTTACCAACTCTGCTATGAATCGTAGAGTTCGTTTCAATGAGCATCAGGGTAGACTCTATCTTGATTTTGATTGGGAAGAACTGCAGGTTGGTGATTACATTTTGGTTGAAGTTATTATGCGTCAAGATCCAGAAACATACACAGCAATGTATAATGATAACTGGATGAAAGACTACGTTGAGGCATTGTTCCAACAGCAGTGGGGTCGTAACCTAAGTAAGTATGATGGCATTCAAATGCTAGGTGGTGTTACCCTCAATGGTCGTCAAATTCTTGAAGATGCAAGTCAATTCAAGAAAGACCTTGAAGAACAACTTCGTGATACATATGAAATTCCTCCCCTGGATCTTGTAGGCTAATATGGCATTTTCTAACGACCCACCAAACGATTATGTCTTTAGGGATCATACAAATCTTCTAAAGGCAAATGGTTCTGCCCAAGAGCAAACCTTCATAGAAAACTTGATTGTAGAGAGTATTGAAATCTATGGTCAAGACATTTACTATTTGCCAAGAACTTATGTCAATAGAGACACTATCTTAGGTGAAGTTGAAAATAGTAACTTCACTCAAGCATTACAAGTTCGTGCATATGTTAATAATGTAGAAGGTTGGGAAGGACAAGGAGAACTATTGAGCAAGTTTGGTGTTCGTATTGAAGATAAGACAACATTTGTTTTTTCTAGAGAGAAGTTTACTTCAGCAGTAGATGATAATGCAGTATTAAATGTAGAGGGTCGTCCTAATGAGGGTGATCTGATTTGGTTCCCAGCAACAAAACACCTCTTTGAAATTAAGTTTGTAGAAGCAGAAAGACCATTCTATCAACTGGGTAAAGGATATGTCTGGGAATGTCAATGCGAACTCTTTGTCTACAGCGACGAAGACCTCGACACTGGTGTTGCAGAAATCGACGCTATCGAAACTGCCTTCGCCAATGCTATCAAGTTGGTTATGGATGCTGGCGGCTCTGGCGACTTTAGCGTCGGTGAGGAGATTGTTGGGGATCAGTTCCGTGCAGCGGCAACTGCAACGATTGATTCAGGGGCGGTAAACGCAATTACAATTACAGATGGTGGAGAGCACTACAAGTCTGCTTTACCACCTACAATTACTATTACAGGAGGAGGCGGAAGTGGAGCTACTGCGACTGCTACAGTTTCTAGTGCTGGTATTGTTACTGGTGCTACTATCACCGCTGGTGGGAGCAATTATACTTCTGCACCTACTATCACAATCGATTATTCCCCCAAAGATAGCAGAGCAGAAGTCAAGTCCTGGAACTCTGGAACAAGAGAACTTCAAGTCATCAACAGAACAGGAACTTTCAACACTGCCGAAACAGTGAAGGGTCTAACTTCAGGTGCTCTCTGGAGTCCTGAGTCTTACAACACTCTAAATAATACAAATACTGCCGATAGTATTGACCAGAACTACTCGTTTGAAACACAAGACGACGACATTCTTGACTTCACTGAAACTAATCCATTCGGTTCTATTGGGTCCACTACTGATACTACAATCTGATGTTAGGTACTTATTCATATCACGAGATTTTTAGAAAGACCATCGTAGCGTTTGGTACGATGTTCAATAATATTGAACTGCAACGTAGCGATGGGGTTATGAAAGTACCCCTTGCATATGGTCCAAAGCAAAAGTTTTTGGCACGCTTAGATCAAAATCCAGATCCTACAAATAAGAGAGTTCAAATCACTCTTCCTAGAATTTCATTTGAGATCAATGGTATCCAGTATGATCCATCTAGGAAAGTATCACCAACTCAAAAGATTAAGTATGCAAAGGATACAGACGAAAATAAAAACGTCTTCATGCCAGTTCCATACAATCTCTCTTTTGAATTGGCAATCATGTCCAAGAATCAAGAAGATGGACTTCAAATTCTAGAACAAATTCTACCTGTATTTCAACCTCACTATAATCTGTCGGTGAAGGTTTTACCTGAGGTAGATGAAGTTAAAGATGTTCCTGTAGTTTTAACTAATGTAGACTATGAGGATACATACGAGGGCGACTTTGCTTCTCGTAGAGCAGTCATTTATACACTTCAATTCACCGCTAAGACATACCTTTATGGTCCTGTCACCGATGCGAAGACTATCAAAAAGGTCATTACAGACTACTATACCGATACCAATACATCTACTGCACCAAGACAAGTTCGTTATACTATTCAACCTGATCCTATTACAGCAGATTCGGATGATGATTTTGGATTCGGTGTTGTCGATGAAGACTTTACTGACAATAAGAAACGTAATCCTACCAGCGGTGCTGACGAGGTAATTTAAATATGGCAAATCCATTTGAAGGACTCAATGATGCTTTTGGAGCAGAACCATCTGAACTCCAGAAGCATGTTGAGCAGGTAAAACCAGCTTTAAAGAAGACAGATACTCCTGATGTGAAGCAGGATTATGAGACTACCCGTGCTCAACTTCATAATCTAGTCATGAAAGGACAGGAGGCAGTTGATGGCATACTTGACGTGGCACGAGCGTCAGATCATCCTCGTGCTTATGAAGTTGCAGGTCAACTTATTAAAAACGTAGCAGATACTGCAGATAAGTTAATTGATCTACAGAAGAAGATGAAGGAGTTGGATGCTGATGAAAAGAAGTCTGGACCATCTACGGTTAATAACACTATGTTTGTTGGCTCTACAGCGGAATTACAAAAGATGCTAAAGCAACAAAAAGACCTAAATAAAGAAGACACGAATTAACACGACACGACATGGCAACGTTAAGAGTTTTAAGTACTAACGCAATTAGTGGATCTGCAACAGAATATCAAGTTGTTCAAACTGGTTTCTATCGCGTGATTGCAACTGCTGGGGATTCTACTGTATCATTTAATGGTGGTCCTGCTATCACTATTATTCAAGATCAACCTCTTGTTCTTAAGTCTGGTGCAAAACCTGGACAAGCGAGAATTGTAAAAGCAGTTTCTGATAGCACTGCAGATTATCAACTTGGAACTAATCTCGGTGAAATTAGTGATACTCATCCATTCTCTGCTGGAGACTTCATTGCTGTAGAAGATGATAGCACCTCTCCTGGTATCGATTCCAACTTCCTTTCTGCTGGCACCGCTGGCAAAAAGATTACTGCTGCAACAGGAAACACAATCACTACTGATGTCGATTCATCTAGTGCATCTGCTGATTATACTTATGCTTACAGCGGACCTCAAGCAGTCGTCAAACGCTGTGTGAAAATTACTGCTGGTAGTGCTGCTCTTATTGTTGAAGAAGTACAAGTTGTAGGTTCCTGATATGCCAACAGTTAATCAGGAGGCAGACAGAATTGTTAAGGGGATGAAGAAGAATCATCATCGCTTTAAGGAACTCTATGGTAACAGAGACAAAGAGGTCATGTATGCCACAGCTAATAAACTCGCACAGAAAAAACAAGTGAAACAGAAAACATGGAAGTCTGGTGATGGTTTTAAAGAAGAGAACAAAAGTGGTGATAGTTCTCTGCGCGACTGGTTTAGCAAGAGTAAGTCTTCTGATGGCAAGCCTGGTTGGGTGCAACTCGGTGGTAAATATGCAGGAAAACCCTGTGCCAAGCAACCAGGACAGACAACAAAACCCAAGTGCGGTTCAAGTAAGATGAAGCGCAACCTAAATAAGGATGAGGAAGAAGCAGCATTCCGTCGCAAGAATGCTAAAGATCCCAATCCTGATCGTAAAGGCAAGGCAATCAACGTGAAAACAGAAGATCTCGACCTACAAAAAATGTCTAAGGAATTGGCTGGTGCATCTAAAATGCATAAGGGTCAATCCGAACGCATTAAAAAGCATTTGAAAAAAATGAAAGAAGCAACCTATCCTTCTGATTTTAAAAATCCTGATGGTTCAAAGAGAGCTGTCGCTAAGAAAAAAGGTATTAGACCAAACGCTCAGGGAGATTATGGTAAGAAAGACCTTAATGAGCGTGGTGATTACTGGCATCCCGATCCTGACAAAGATCGTAAGTTAGGTGGTCCTGGTG